AAATCTTTATCGCTCCAAAAAATACAGAGCCCGTGCCGTTTGGAATCAAGTTGATGTTGTCGTTGGATCTAGTGCCCTCGATGTTGTTGTCGTTGATTCTTATCGCCGGGAATGAAATTGATCCCGTACCTGAGGGTTTGAAAACTAGGTCATCATTTGTTCTGTTGGCCCTGATTTCATTGCCGCTGATCACAAGGTCTTCTGTGAACAACGGAGATGCGTAGATCTCGCCAAAGTTGTCATTGACCTTGTCCATAGCGACACGTAAAGTGTCACCGTTGCCGTCATTTGCGTTTGATCCTAATCCTAAAGTCTGTTGTGCCATTTAAACCTTTATTACCCTTCTGACCAATTTGATCACTTGGTTGTTAGTGTTATTTACTGTTCCTAGCAGTCTTACGTTACCGCCTGAGACGTCTGCTGTGAACTCCAACGAATCATACACGGTGGATCCGTCGCCTGTTCCGTTGTCTACGCCACCGAAAACACTGATGTATGCGTTGGTGCCGTCGTGTGTGACGTTGATATCTATCAGTCTGTACCTGTCCGCTGTGGTGTCTGAAGTCTGTATGTGGTATTTTGCACTCCTGTACGTGGCCACCGCAAAAGAATCGATCACCTGTGCCGCAGATGAATTGCCCAGCACAGTGGCTGACGCATCATCAATGAAGGAATAATCGTACAAAGAAGAATGGGCCAGAAAAGACAGTGTCCCGTTGCCGTCTGTCTTGAACACCTGACCAACAGTTCCGTCCGTGTTTGGTATCTTGATACCATTGACCACCACCTTGCCCGTGGCGTTGGTATCTAACTCCACATCAGCGTTGGATTGTGTAGACGTGATCGTGTTGTCTGTTATTATTAATCCAGTGGTGCTCAGTGAACCAGTGTTTGTTGGACTGAAAACTAATGTTGTGAAACTTCCCGCGGCAGGAGTTGTTGCACCTATCACTGTGTTGTCCACAGTACCTTCATTCATGTCAATTTTTGAGATCACGACTGATCCAGATGAAGCCGCTGACAGGATCAAGTCATCGTTTGACCTTGTTAATTTTATCACATTGTCTGTTAAATTTACACTCGAATCAATGGTTAGATTGGAAACATTAACGACCCCGGTTCCTCCTGGCGTCAGCAGTAGATCTGCGTTCGAGCTAGTGGCGATGATGTTGTCGTTGAACGTCAAGTTGTCTATGGATGTGGTGCCCACGAATGATGATGCACCGGACACAGTCAATGATGAAAGTGTGGCCAACCCTGATGGTACCGACACAGTGGAACCGAATTCAGTTGCACCGGTGTCCACCAATGATGAAGCACTCAAATCTCCACCTATCGTTAAATTCTCGTTGATGTTGATCACTGTCGAATCAGAGGCGTGTATGCTGGTGCCTCCGAATCCTATTCCGTCTATCATCACGTATCCTGATCCGTTGGGTGTGATCTTTATATCGTCATTGGCGCCAACGGCCTCTATGTTGTTGTCATTGAATCTTAATCCAGGAAACAAGATTGCGCCAGTCCCTGATGGTTTCAGATCTATGTCTGCGTTCGAAAGTGTGGAACTTATCTCGTTCTGCACCATCCCTATGTGTGACTGCACAGCACTAGTGGCGTACAGTTCCGTGAAGTTGTCGTTGATCTTGACACCTGCTATCCTGATAGTGTCACCCGTCCCGTCTGCTCCACCCTGTGTACCGAGATCGATAGTCCTCTGGGTCATGTTAGATACTCGCTCCTGTCATAATTTACGAGTATTTATCGCTACTGTGGAGTCAATCCGTATGAGCCCGAAGAGACGGTGAGATCCAGTGTGTATGCTGTGCCACTGATTGCGTTGGTTATGGTATAGGTTTTTGAAGTCAGTGACAATCCGTCGTTTGGCGCATGGGTCTGTCTGGCCGCCTCGACCTTGGCCAGTATGGGTTTGATTCGCGTGGCATAGTCGCTTGATTTGAGATTGGTTCCCTTGCCCTGTTGCCAGTAGTCGATCAGGTCCCCCACGAATTTCTCACCCAATGTTGCAGTGGATGATCCAAAAAGGTTGTTCAATTCCCCATACACGGCGTCACCCAACTGGTAGAACATGTTGGCGGTGTTGGCCAGTATGTTGCTGGTGAAACTGTCGTTGCCCAACTTGTCATTGACACAGTTCACCATGGTGCCCGTAATCAACTGCGATCCAAAGTACCCCTTCAACAAATTGAACTCGAACTCCGTGATGTAGTTGTTGTTCCTTGCCCACGCGGGACTGCCCGTGTAGATTCCAGTGTTACTACCAGCGGAGCCCCAAGTGATGCTACGTGTGTTGTCAGTGAAATTGTTTCCGTATATGATGGCCCTGTAGGCCACCGGACCATGGTTCTTCCACACCCCCAACGGATTCACCCCATCGAACACCCCGGCACATTCCACGAAGGCCGTCTTCTTGGTGCTCACCGTGCTGTCATCCGTGCTGGTGATGTTGACCGCTCCCGGCAGTGGCGCCGTGAACCTCGTGCCCTGTGTGTATGATCCCGAGTTGTCCTGTATGTCCCAACTGCCGAACCTGTAGCCCTCGCCATATCCATTAATACTGTTGAGGTAGTATTCCCTGATTCTCGTGGCGTAGTCCGATGGCCAAGCAGACACGTATGAGGGGACGTCAAAAGTGTTTATGCCATGTGCTGTCTCAAAGGCCGTTTCCGTGAAGTAGTAGGTGGTGCCACCTATGACCCTGGTGAAGTCGTAGGCCAGATCACTGCGTGTGGTGGAGGAAAGGCTCGTACCACTGAGGTAGAGTATGGGTGTGTGGTAGTTATGTCCTATGCTCTTGACAGTGATCCTGTTGATCATTTCGCCGAACCTGATGTCATCGGTAGTGACTTCTATTGAGGATCCGCCGCTTGACAACCTCGTGTCACCGGCCTGGGCCATGCCGATCTCGATCTCGGCGCCCTCGCCAACACCCCTGTCGGTGTATGATCCCATCTGTACCCTGCCACTGAAGGGATCCTCTGGGGTGTAACCGGAGGTGTCTATGATCCTGTAAGAGGGCTTGGTCTTCCATCTCGTTCCTCCACCATTGGCGTGATAGGCGTTCGAACTGCCAACTCGGACTATGCTCCTCCTGTAGTCTCCCGGTGAGTCACCCACACTGTACCATTCCCATGGGTAGGCCGATCCAACGTCGACCTCGGTCAGGTTCTCGAAGTTGTTTTGGTCCGCCACAACCACTGTGAGTGGTTGGTCGGTGTCCACTGTGAAAGAGTAATCACCCGATGAGTCTGTGGTGGTCCTGGCCACAGTGTCCCCGGTGGATGGGTTCTTGAGGGAGACCATGGTCAGTGCCGTCGTGGTACCAGATATGGTCCTGTCGACTCCTATGTCTTTGTTGGGGATCTGATAGACCGGCATTAGTCGATCTCCTATCCGAAATTCTTGCCGTTACTGAAACCGTACACGGTCGTGCCATCTGTGGTCAGGAACGTGATTATGTTCACATGATTGGCAGTTGTAGAAATGTCCAATCCCAGCCCGCCCGCGGTGGAATATCCGCTACTGGTTATGGTCCTGCCACCTGTGCTGTCTTGTGTCAGAACAACCACAATTTCGTTTTTACTGTCTGTTGTCACGTTGCTGAACGTGATACTAGTGATGTTTTCGGTGTGTGCAACTGTTACAACACCTTTGGAAAAATCTATGTCTAATGCTCCACTTGATATGGTTGCTGTGCCGGATGGACGATACAGTTCCGTGAAGTTCGCATTGACCTTGGTCATAGCGGTACGTAAAGTATCGCCTGTTGCCGGATTTCCTGCTGTTCCTGTGTCTATTGTTAATTTAGCCATAATGTGTTACACGTATTTATTAAAGTGCAATCTATAGTTTCATCCACTTTATGCTATCACGATCACCATCAACCCACCTACGCAGATCAGCGTATATGCCCGTCTTTATGTTGGGTTGATCGAAGTACCATCTCAGGAACGTGTTGGCCTCGATGTATTCCCTGCGGTTGATGAAGTGGAAATTGGTTTTGGGGAACTTTCTAACTATCTGTCTCAGTTGGTACATCCACTCATATTTTAGATAAGCCTTCATGCCGTGCCTTCCTGGGTAGTTGATGGTGTTCTTGTACATGTTGTTCTGCTCTCGGCTGGGTGAGTCCATCTCCCACTGTCGGGCTCCCAGGATGTCGAACGCTATAATCACTACGTTCTTGATGCCTGACTCCGCGGCCATCAGCACAGCACTCATTCCAGCGCCTTTCGCCTTTGAGAAATCATTGGTCTTGATCCGTCCACCTTTCTTGATGTCTCCGCCACGCCATACCCTGTATATCTTCAATCCTGTGGGCACGTCTATTTCTTTATCCCCATCACAGACGTAGTTCCACGAACTGATGTCGTTGGGTCCGTGTATCTTTAAGTCGGGATTGTTCCGGTCATGCCACTGTTTCAGTTCTTCATACATGGGAGGGTCCACCGCAACTATGTGGTCACATAGTCCTGGACGATCTCTGTATATGGCATTGCAACCATATACCACGCCTTGATCTTTTAGATTATCTATTGGGAAAATATTTCTTGACTCTCCGTTACCTATAACGAATGCTGTGTCCATTAGACACCGAAGCTCTCACCACATCCACAGGACGCCGTTGAGTTGGGATTGGATATATCAAAATGAGATCCGAATAATTCTTCTTTCCAGTCTATTTTTGTACCTGAAACATATAATATTGATGTTTCATCTACTACAAACTTACCGGTATCCCATTCTTCTGTATAATCATCTTTGCCCACATCTTCTTTGTTGTCAATGAACTTCCAATCGTATTTGAATCCTGCACACCCACCTCCATTAACTTCTAAAGACACAGCATACTTCCCCGGGTTCTTTTCAAGCAATTTTGATATTTGGTTCTTTGCTTCATCTGTTATTTCAAATAGGCTCATACTATTAATTATCCCTATTTGTCACACTGTTCTGTACTCCAACCGATATCCAGAACCGGGTGGCATCTCGTTTCCTCTCGAAACTCATGTAGGCGTTCTGATCCTCCCAGTCGTGCCACTTCTCCGTGAACAGGTTCTTCTGTTCGAACCACCAACCCCATCGTCCCTCGCAGTTAATCTGACACCATTCTATGCAATCGGCCATGATACCGTTCGAGTTCATGTCTATGTTGAATTTGAATTTCTTTTCGTAGCCACAGTCATCAGGTATTTCCGCCAACACAGGACTTATTTTTTTTATAGCCACGTTACCGTATTTTTTAGTTCGTGTGTTCATAGTTTAGTGATACTGTTACTTGGTCAATCTGACTGTTCTCTTTCATCTTGAAACAGTAATTAATAAAGTTAACAATATCATTGCAGTCTATTCCGTTACCTGTCCAATTTCCTCTTGATCTTGACAGCTCTGTATCCAGTCTGTCTGGTTTAATTAAAGTAGTCCTGAATAAGACTTGGTTGTGTCTGAATGCACGACTGCATTGTAGACTTGCCGCTTCTAAACTTTTCTTAGACACCCTGTATGTTTCCCATGATGGTTCCGGGGCAACAATGTCGTCACTGGCTATACTGCCTATGTTGAATATAAATCCTTTTTTGTTGTTTTCTTTCCATGTGTTGAACATTTTTATTAACAATACCGACTGTCCGAAGTTTGCATGTGTTTCCTGCGGCGGACCATCAAACGCATTGTTGATAAACACATCGTACTCTAGGCTTTTGGTCACTATTGCATCAACGTCTTTTGTAATATCAAAACCTGTTGCACGACTGATCGACACTGCTCCTAAATTTTTTACTAGAGCCTCACCTAGGCCTCTATCTCCGCCTGTTGTTAATATCTTCATCTTTTGCTACCTCCTTGATCCCAGCATTTGTTAAATGTCTGTCCACATGTGAAAGCACATTCAAACAGTCTACCTTTGTTAAATTCTTTTTGTTCCCAACTGGCTACTAGGTCAGGCCAGAACTTGTTTTCAAATATCTCTATCATAGATTTGTGTCGTATGTTAAGGCTTTCTTTTCCATATTTTTCGTACATCTTGATTATTTGATTATTATACACATTTTTTCCCAACGGGTCAAATGATCCTGGGTCTGCTTCTTCGTGAAACCTTGCATCGTACAGATTATGTTCAAAGAAATTGCAGGGCATAACGATACCCTCTGCTGTTACCACCACTTTATTGCCTAATAATGCGTCGCAAGTAATATCTGTTTGTTTGAAATAGTCTATCATGGAACCGTACTTCTCTTTCACATCTTTTACTCTATCGATGCTGTCGTTTCTGTACTCCGGATTGTTTGGCATCTCTAGATGACGTACTGTTTGACCCATGCTGTTCTTAACAGGCCATTTTTCCATGGGTTCTAATGCCTTCTGATCAAAAAATCTTCCTGTCTTACGTATAAGGCATTCAAAGAAGTTGTATTCTTTCGCCAGTTTTTTAACAATTTCAATTTGATGTTCGTTGTGTTTGAAAACTATAAAATTCCATTTGGCTCTTCCACCGGCATTAATAAAGTTTCTAGCATTTTGTATTGCATGTTCGTATTTGACCCCTACCCTGTACAAATGGTTAGTATCTTCTAGTCCGTCTATTCCAAAATCAATTTGTCCATACCCGTTCATGATTGTTGCAATCTCTTCCCAGAACCCTTCTTTGCGTTTGGCTCCGTTGGTGTGTATATAAAGCCACAGGTCGGATCTTTGCGATCTAAACCATTGTAGAATTTCTAAGAATTGTGGATGTACAGATGGATCGCCGTAACTGCCACAGAAAAATATCTGTTTCGTTCTCTGTAATATATCTTTTGTGAATGCTCGTTTAATCCATTCTATGTCCATGTCTATTAATGGCATGTGCGGATTAAGTTTACCACCGTTTATATTTCGTGGACACTGCGGACAGGCGGCGTTACATCTTGTTGTTATTTCTAGTTGCCACTCTGTAATATGATCTAAGGTAAATGTTTTCATTTCCAATTGTCAACAACGAAAGGATCGGCTGAATTCTCCGGATTAGGTTTACCATGGAACACAGCCACGTTGTTGCCTGGTTCTACTTTTGTCGGGGATTGATAAAACCATTTGCCATCTTTAGACAACAGCTTGTTATCTGTGATCATTTCCCATTTGTAACTCCTGATCCATTGAGTCGGCCACCAGTTGATATCGTCCTTTGCTTTCTTTGTTATCCAGTCTTGGTCTCCGTGATTCTGTTGCATTACTACTGATGGATTGGCTT